TCCTTTTATACCGTATATTTTTATTAAAAATTAATATATAGTTCGTATTTTCAGCTTTGAATGTTTAATTATCATAGGGAATTGCACATTCATTTTAAAATTCTGTTTCTTATATATGCACTTAAAATCTTACCTTGAATGTTTACACCTTAATTTTTTAAACATTCATAGTCTAAAAAATAAAAATCACCTCAAGAAATCATCTAATGACTTACTATATTGGTGATACTTTTCTTTATCTAATCCTATATATAATTTTGTTTCCTCTATGCTGCTATGACCTAACATCTCTTTTACTGCAACTATGTCACACTTACTTTCCATATATATTTTATAAGCATAAGTCTTACGCATACTGTGAGCAGATATATCGTGTAATCCAAAGTATTCCCCAGCATCTTTCAATACATTACTAACTGCTTGAACTCCTATATGTTGATTAATTCCTTTTCTACTTTGAAATATATACTCATAGTCTCTTTTATCTTTAACATAATCTTTTAATATAGATGCTAACCTAGGTCTTATTTCAACCGGTCTCGGCTTTCTATTCTTTTCTCTTATGTTCTTTGAGTTCTTTTTTTTACCTTCAAATATTTCAAACTCTTTCCTCCTTAAAGCCTCTTTTATATCTCTCACCTTTAAATTAACAAGGTCTCCTGCTCTGTATCCAGTGGTTACTCCTAAAGTAAAAAGAACATAGTCTCTATAATTCTTATACCTTAAATAATCTTGTATATCTTTCACTCTCTCAACTGACTTTATAGGCTTTGAAGGTCGTTTTCTTGCCACACTTATCTCACCTGCCTAATTGCTCCACCATAACCTCGCTTATATGAACTATGAGACATAAGCTCATGTATATCTCTTTCAGTAAGACCTAGTTTTGAGTGTACCTTATTTTTCTTTTTAATCTTACTAAAAGTTACTGGTTGAGTCTCCTTGATAATATCTTCAATTTTCACACCCTCACCTCTCTTTAAAATAAAAAGAACACTTAATCATGAGTAATTTTCTTACCCTTATAATTAAGTGTTCTATATTTTGTCAACTTCTGCATCTTACTTATAATTTAACATTTGTTCTTTAATTTGTCCTCTTATTTATCCCTATTTTGTAATCATTTTTTCATAGATTTTTACCCTGTTTTTTCCTCGCTTTA